TATCAAACATCGTTGCCAGTTCTCTTGGTATTGTGATGGTAAGAGTGATGAACCTAGAAACAAAAAAGTTTATCAAAGGTTATTGACAATTGCTCATTCAATAGTATATAATAATGTTAGTTTCATAGATATTACAGATGGAGCTACACACTACCACGCTGATTATGTAAAACCAGCATGGGCAAAAGTTAAAACGAGAACGACAAGAATAGGTAATCACATATTCTATCGTTGGGAAAGTGGACAAAAAGGTGGGCCAGTAAAATGAAAGAATTGACAGAATATTTTGGTTCAGAGAAGTACAGTGATCGAACTGCAAAAGTTCTTTGGGATGACTCTAAAAAAGAATACTTTGTAGATATGAGGAAAGATGGTTACTCTGAACTACGTAGTATGTCAAGACAAAGTGAACGATATGCTGAAGATTGTGCAGAAAATTTTGTAATGGGATATGGAGAATTTGGTCGATGAACCTAAAATATTCAAAAGATGTAGTGAAAGACTACGACAAATTAAGTGATGGTCGTAAGGGGTATATCATAAGACGTGCCGAAAAGAAAGGTGTAACTGTCTCTGAATATCTTTTAGAGAAGTATGGGGAGTTTTGTTGAAGAATGAACTGGATTCTTCTACTAACCGTTTGTGGGCCATTAAGTGTATATGATTGCAAATCTCAAGTTGTATCTACTCACGAAAATTTGTTATTGTGTGATGAAGAACGATTGAAACTTTCCAATATACCTAAAGATGGCAATTGGAAAGTTGTCAAATATGAATGTAAATTGAAAGATGGAAGTAAGGCATGAACTGTTGGCATTGTAATACCGAATTAATTTGGAGTGGTGACGATGACGTTGAAGACAATGAAGAATATAATATCGTAAGCAATCTTAGTTGCCCTAGTTGTCAATCAGTAGTGTATGTGTATCATTACTGCGGAGAGGAAAAGGATAATCAATGAATATCTTCTACCTTGATAAAGACCCTATAGTTGCAGCTCAGATGAGTTGTGACAAGCACGTTGTCAAGATGATACTTGAGTCTGCTCAGATGTTGTGTACTGCTCATCGTGTTTGTGATGGTGATGATTATGCTGATGAAAAAGATATGTACAAGATGGTACACAAGAACCATCCAAGCACCATCTGGACTCGTTCTAGTTCTCAGAATTATATCTGGTTGTGGAGACATATGTCTGCTCTCATGCGAGAGTATACTTATCGTTATGGTAAACACCATGCTACAGAAAAATTAAAAGAGAGCCTTGCTCGAGTTCCAAACAATATTCCTTTTGGAACTAAATTTACTGATCCACCACAGTGTATGCCAGAAGAATGTAAAGGTGAGGACACAGTACTTGCATATCAGAAATACTATATAATAGAGAAATCTAGTTTTGCAAAGTGGTCTAAACGAGAAACACCAGCATGGTTTTTAGGAGAAACAAATGCAGAGGGAAAGTCGGTCGAACTACATACTTAGAAAAATGAGAGAAGATAGAATAGATAATGGAAGATTTGAAGATAGTGATGCATTAACTTTATCACAAGAAAATGCAATACTTCGTAACAATGTAAAAGAACTTCAAGAACAATTGCAAAATGCATATAAACGCATAGTAGAATTAACATATATTAAAGACAAACAAATGGAGCTTTTTGAATGAAAGAAATGATTATATTAATTGTTATGATGTTTCCAGAATACGGTGTATATCCTGATTCAGTAGCAATAAGAGAGTATGACGGCAAACCACTAGTATTTACAAGTGCTGATAAATGTGAAGAATGGATATGGAATGACCTTGAAAACCTAAAAGAATACGGTAAAGTGGTTTATCCAAATGCGGTGGCTGTTAAACAGATAACGTGTGTTTACAAAGAAGATGAGAGTAATATATAATGCCTACGTATATTTTTAGAGATATGAGTACAGGTGAAGAGTTTCAAGATTTTATGTCTATAAATGAAAAAGAAACTTATCTACAAACTAATACCAATATTGTACAGCTACCCAATACAATAAATTTTGTTGGGGATCACATTATGGGTGTAGGCCCTAAAAATGATGGGGGATTTAATGAACGTATGAGTCAGATTGCATCTGCTCACCCAAATTCACCTCTAGCAGATAGATATAAAACAGGTGAGTCTCACAAGAAATTGAAAACAAAAGAAGTGATTAGGAAACATCAGAAAAGGAAACCATTAGTTACTAAATAAATATGGTGCGGGCGAGAAATCAAACTTCAGCAAGGGATGCACAGCATCTACGCAAGCTGGGAAGTCAATCCGCCCATGCATCAGAGAGAGGGGATGCCTAGGAGTCTCCTCTCTCACTCTAATAAATAGGATATATCATGGCTGCAAAAAAGAACAAAGAAATTAATCACAGTAGTTTAGTTACTATTAAACCAATTACTGACAACCAAAAACAAATCTTCTCATCTTGGAAGAAAGGTCAGAACCAATTTCTATTTGGTTGTGCTGGAACAGGTAAAACTTTTATCTCTCTATATCTAGCACTACAGGATGTTTTTAATCTAAAAACAAAATACGACAGAGTGGTTCTTGTTCGTTCTCTCATTCCCACAAGAGAGATTGGTTTTCTGCCAGGCGATGAAGAGGACAAGGCTGCACTCTATCAAGTGCCATATCAAAATATGGTACAGTTTATGTTTGAAATGCCCAATGAACAAGCATTTAATGGCTTATATGATAAACTTAAAGGTCAGGGGAGTCTTTTCTTTTTATCAACTTCTTTTCTAAGGGGGTTGACATTTGACAATACTATTGTTATAGTAGATGAATGTCAAAACTTAAACTTTCACGAATTGGATACTATTATCACTAGGGTTGGTCAAGACTCTAAGATTGTGTTTTGTGGAGACTTTGGCCAAACAGACTTGCAGAAGACAAATGAGAAAAATGGTTTGCACGACTTCCTACGTATTCTAGAAGAGATGGAAGAGTTTAATTGTACAGAATTTACCATAGGCGACATTGTTCGCTCTGGTTTTGTTCGTAGTTATCTTATTAACAAAACCAAACTAGGAATAGGTGTAGAATAATGGATATAGAAAAGTTAAGAAAACAATTAGAGATTGATGAGGGGATTGTACATGAAGTATACCTTGACCATCTTGGATTGGCTACTTTCGGTATTGGCCACTTGGTTATCGACAGTGATCCAGAATATGGAGCTGAGGTAGGAACAGCAGTTGCAGAATCTAGATGTATTGAAGTTTTTAACCAAGATGTTGAAATAGTTTTATCTGACTGTAAAATTCTTTATTCAGACTTTGATGAGTTACCAGAAGAGGTTCAGCAGATAATTGCAAATATGATGTTCAACATGGGCCGTCCTCGTTTGAGTAAGTTCAAAGGAATGAAACGTGGAGTAGATGCCAGAGATTGGAACGCAGCCGCAGATGAGATGGTTGATAGTGCTTGGTATCGTCAAGTGACAAATCGTGCAGAACGATTAGTGGAACGCATGAGAAATGTATGAAATACAAAAATAAACTTGAAGAGTACAAAGATAAGATTAATTACGATGTTTGGGAAGATGTTGCTCATGTGCAAGGTATCACCTTTAATCGCCAACCGTATAATATAAAAGAAACTAACGTAAACTATAGTATGAAAGCAAATGAATATGTTCAATCACATAACAACAGCTCTGCCGGAACTAACGACAGAGACAATAAATCGTAAAAGATTTTATGTAACACCAGAGGGGGAAAAGTACCCCTCTATAACCACAGTTCTTTCCAATCGTAAGAAAGAAGGACTATTTGAGTGGCGTAAACGTGTAGGTAACGATGTTGCCAACTATGTTGCACGTACCTCTGCAGCCAGAGGAACAGCAGTACACCATATGTGTGAAGATTATCTCAACAACGAGTTTGATGAAGAGAAACATAAGAAGAAATTTTTACCCTATTGTCTATTCAAACAGTTATCAGATCGTGCATTATCAAAAGTGAATAACATCTATGCACAAGAAGCAGGTCTTTATAGTGATAAATATAGAGTAGCAGGCCGTGTAGATTGTATTGCAGAATACAAAAATACTCTTTCTATCATTGATTTTAAAACATCTTCTAGAGAACGTAATGACGATTGGAACGAAAATTATTATATTCAGACTGCCGCATACGCTGAGATGTTTGAGGAAAGAACTGGTTTAAAGACAGACCAGATTGTAATTCTAGTAGTAACTGAAGACGGCACTGTTCAAGAATTTGTTAAAAACAAACAAGACTATCTTCCTATGTTGGAAGAGTCTATAAATGAATGGAGCAAATCAAATGAAACATCTAGCAATATTTATGCTGGCGATGTTTCTAGTAGTAGGTTGTCAAACAACGCAATCGGCTGAAACGGAAACAGAGCCTAAAGTCGTTAAAAAAGTAGAAAATCTTCCTGAGCAAGAAGAGCAAAACTCAACAGGAAATCCTTTTGAGAATATGCCTGTACCGCCAGGAGCCATGGTCAATTCCGTTAAGCCTGTTTCTTGTGGTAGAATAGATACGATTATAGAAACCATGCAAAATCAATATGGTGAAAAGCCTGTTTTTATTGGTAAATCAATCTCGACTCGCCCATCTGGTGAACAAATTAGAACTGTGGCAACTTTATTATTTAATGAAGAAACTGGTAGTTGGACATTTTTAGAACAACTGCCAACTGAAACTAGATTTATGTGTTTGTTAGCAGGCGGTGAAAG